CTGTGGTGCCCGTGGCAGTGATGTCAAACAGGGTCTGGCACACAAACTTCATGGCTGTGGCCTACCCAGTTCATACAGGATCTCCACCTGTTCACACAGGTGATCCAGCTCCACATTGTGTCGGCGGGCCTGGAATATGTCCACCCAGCGTTTTTGACTTTCTAGTTCTTTGAGTTCTTGTTGCAGGTTGGGATCTTGATAGTGCAGTTCTCTGTGTGTGGTACCAGGTTTTCTGGCATACACAGTGCGTCCACCGTCGGGGCTTTCAAATATTGTGACTTCGGTGATTTTGCTGACCTGCATGATGTATTTAACCAGTATAACACAGTTGTGCGCAAAGTCAACAAAAAACCCGCCGAAGCGGGTCGTTTGCAATCAAAAAATCTGATTAGGATGCTGTGGTTGCTGTACTAGCCAAACGGAAACCAACGTTGGTCACAGTTGCGCCACTCAAGTCATAGCCAGCCACTGTGCCTAGCGCACGGATCTGGGCTTGCAATGTGGCTGCTGTGTAAGCAGCGACTGGAAACACTGCCACCGAGAAGTTGGTGACGTTGCTTGTGGCAGCCACTTGATACATGGCCACTGTGGCTGTCTGCTGGATGCTTTGCAACAGGGTCTGCAACATGCCGTTGACTTCGGCTTCTGTTGAAGGATCTGCACCTAGGTCGCAACCAAAGAAGTCCAAGGCTGGACCCATGAAGTTGGTTGGGACACCTGCAGGTGTGTAGGTTGTTGTTGCGGCTAACTGTGGACCGTTTAGGGTGTCAGTTGCAAATACTGGTTGTGAACCACCACTGGTGATTGTTAATGCTGGCATAATAATTCTCCTTAGTATGTGGACTCAAAGGTCCTACTTGTATTTATGTCTTTTGGAGAAAATCTGGGTTTAGGAGACCAGATTTGGGTTGTTTAGGATACGGTTTCCGGCACTGAACCCAAATCTGTTGACCAGCTTGGCACGTCCCGCGTCAGTGGCCAGGACCCAGCCTTCTTGTCCGGGCTGTTGGCGGTCCAGTTGCGACAGCATGTCCATCTTGATTTCATGTAGTAGCAAGAAAGCAGTGAATGCGGCCGTGATGCCCGACATGTTGCTTCTAGGGCTCTGCAGGTATTCCACTATGTTGTTGTACTTTCGCGGTGTGACATTTTTCTGCAACCAAGCACCAAAGTCTGGCAGGAGATTTTCATAGTCTGATGTGATCCTGCTGTTGATGTAGCGTTTGCACAAGGCCGGCAAGTCGCTGAGTTGTGCGGCTCTTAACTCACTGGGATTGAACAGGCCGTTGATGTCAGCACCGTGAGTGCTGATCACTGTCCGCAGTTGATCTATGAGCTTTTTGTTGAGTGTGACATTTTTGATGTCTTTGACCGTGGGTTCGATGATCAAGAGTCCGGGCACAGGATCCAGATTGGCTGACCTTATGGGTTCGGCCGTGGCGTCGGCAGTGCGATATCGGGTATGCACGGCTATGCCCACTTCACTGGCCGCAATGGCCTGGCCCAGCTTGCTTGAGGCCGGAATACGATATTCCACAAAGTTGGGCTTGAACTCCAAGTTGCCTGACACTTCGGGTGGAGTTTCAGTGTACAGCAGATCACCCTGTACATAGCCCTTGAAGTCGTCAGGTGTGGCTGCTTGCAACAGGGGCCATAGTTTAGCATATATGCCGATCAGGTCACCACGTTCACCGCCACGTTGGCTCATGATGCCGGCCAACTGCGCCATGCTGGTGGCACGGCCCGCATACCCTTTGGCACCAAATCCGCTCTTGTCTGTGAGCACGAAATCACCCTGTTCATCACGACCCCAGATGATGGCAGGTTTGCCATCCCATTTGACCGTGGTTGTTTTTCTTGTATCTTCGGCGGCGGCACGTATGATGGCCATGGCTTCTTCAATACCCCGTGTGCCACGATCAAACACGAGATCTTCGATGTGTGGAATCCTGGCTTCGGCTTCCATCAAGGTAGTTTCAATCAAGGGAGTCATGCCTTGGTTCACTATGCGGTCACGCAGTCGGGCCAGGAAATGCACATCTGTCACAGGACGAAGTAGTTCAGCACTTTCCAAAAACGGTAGGCCTTCTCGGGTCATGTGTTCGCGAAAGTCGGCCAGTTTAGATTCACGTTCGGGATCAGTGCTGAGAGCTTGTAGTATGCTTTCTACAGATGCTAGGTCCTGCCGTGTAGCTGTTTTATTCAGCAACATCTTGGCCACAGCGTCGGGATCATCAGTTATTATTTCGTTGGTCTCACGATCGGCAATGCCAGCTATCTGATTTAATTTGTAGCCTTTACTTTTGGCTATGCTGTTCATGAGCACGTTGCGTTCGCGACCCTTGTACCGGCTGTCTGCAGGCATGGCACCCAGCACAAACTTGCTCCAAGGCACATTGTTCAAAAACATGAAGTCGGTCTGTACGTAACCCAGATCTGGACGACCGTTGATGGGTGTTTTAAAATGCACCGCGGTGCCGGACTTGCGTACCCATTCTTCAGGTTTGAATCCTTGACTCAGTGCCCAGCTTGAGAGCTGTGCTACCATTTGTTCTTTGGTGACTTCGGCGGTGTCCACAGCAATGTCCAAGTCGCCTGACGTGTCTCGGATACCAGTGCTGCCAAGAGTGTTGTTTTGTAGGTCTAGACCTGGAACCAGTTCTTCCAACCAGGCCAGGGTTGACTTTACGTCAGTTTGATTGATACGCTGAGTTTCAGCTCGACCGTCAGCATCTTTGAATACGTTGCCACCTTCAAAGACATTCATCACAGTGAGAATCCTGCTTGTTTCAACAAGGCATCGGCTTCGTCATTGCCAGTGGTCACGACATTTTTTGATTTGGCTTTGCTGCTGAATGCAGACAGTGCCCCAGGATTGACCCCCACATTACGCAGTGTTTGTTGCACACTGCCCAGTTTGGCCTGCGCACCTGACAGAGCTCGAGTGGCCACTTCTGGAGCCTTGTTCTTGAGCTCTTGAGATCGGGCCTGCACTCCGGCCACGGCCAGTTCAAGATACTGTGCTATGGCCGCTGCGGACTGAGGCGTGTCACGTGCTGAGACCACTGCCTGTAGAGCCTGGTCCAGTTGAGTTTTAAGGTCTGGGAACTTGGTTCGCACATCATCCATGGTTATGGCCTGGTAGGTCACAGGATCTTTACTGGCCAGTTGAGCATCTGACCACTGCACAAAATCTTCTTGATACGGATCAGTTTGAGCAGTATTTTCTTCAAGTTTACCTTGGGCTTTTAGAGCAGCCAAGACTTGTGCATCTTTAGGATTATTAGGATCCAGGCGCTTGCCACCCACAGTGGCAGATTGTGTAGATGTATCAGTGGTTGATGTAGGCGTGTTCTGTGCTGATTGATTGGCCGCAGTTGATGCCGGTGGTGTCTGTATCTTTTTGGCTTCCTGGGTCCAACCCTGGGCCAGTTGTGAAATGTACTGTTTGACTGCTGGATCTTTTTTGGCCTGGTCCAGTTTGTCTTTCCATTCAGCAGATGGAACGGGACTTTTCTTGCCAGGCGGAGGTGTGCCCGCAGGACCGTAGCCCTTTGCTAACAAGTTAGCAGCAGCCGAAGCAACATCTTTGTTGATGCTGGCCTGGCTTTGTGGTATCTCCATGCCAGTGGCACCTTGGAAAACTCCTCGGCCTATGTCCCCCAGTATACCTTCGTTGAGCTTACGACATGTAATTTCATGTATTTGCATCTGTGCGTCTCACTGTGCGGGTAAACTTGGCAGGATCACGCTGGCCAATGGCGTTGAGCAGTTTCCTGCGCAGATTTTCTGCTTGTTCTGCGGGATAGGTCTCGTCAATCTGTTCCAGCAAGCGTATGGCGCTGGCTATGATGTTGGCAGCACGTGTTTCTATGATCCAGCGACTGTCGCGGGCGACATACATGCTGTCCAGTTCTTCGAGTAGGCTTCGTGTTTTTTTCTGCATATTAGTCCAGGACCTTTTTATTATTTATTGGTTTTGGCCACAGTTGTCGTCACAAATAATCAAACGTCCTTGTTGATAGTCAGATATTTTCCATGCGTTTTCCACAGATTTAAACCATTGTATGCAGTCCTGTAGCGGATACTCCAGGGCATTGTTTTTTGCAATCAAAGGAATCAGTTGAGCATTGGCAGCTTGATGATATTGTCCGTGTCCGTAAGTTTTGGGATAAAATCCAGTGTAGCAACAAGGACTGATATCTCCAGTGGCCGAAATGTAAATGGATTTAAGATTTTTTGTTTCACAGCTGATTGTTTTTGACGGAGTCCGGTCGGCCGCAATATCTTCCAACAACACTGTGTCTGTGGTCTTTTTATGGAATAAAATTTCAAATTCTCGAGGACCTGTGTAGTTGCCCAACACATGAGTCAGGTCACCATTCCTATCAAACACCGGTGCGATGTTGCGACCATCATCTATCAGTTCAAATTGTGCAAACCCAAGCTCGTGACTCAATTGACGACACTGATCGATCTGATGCTGATTATGATCAAATCTTATCATTTTCCAAACAGCACGACCACCGGCCGCAATAAAAATTTGTGCATTGCGTATCACCGTGGACCACACAGTGTTTTGTCTGTACAGATGATGTGTGTCCTCTAGTCCGTCTAGGCAAAACGATACTGTAACTGGAGTTTGTGCCAGCTGGGTCCAGAACACACGGCCTTGGGCTCCGCCGTTGGTGCTGACTGATACTGCCAACCGTGGATTGTGTTCAAAAAAGTAATCCACGATGTCGGCTCCCTGGGGATTCATTACTATGTCACCAAAATTGCCATTGATCCTTATGCTGGTCAACTGTTTTAAAAAGTCACGCGAAAAGATCAGCTGAGCTGATCCAAGACTTAAATTTGTTTCAGGATAACCGCCATTGTATGGGTAACCCCAGAAGGTCCTGGGACACCAGGGACAACTGGCATTGCAAAGGCTAGAGATTTCTAGATGAACATCTCTTATGTCTTGATATGCAATCACGTGGTCTTGATTTTGCCCAACAGTTGTTTGAGTTTGGCACTTTGTACATCTGCTGTGATTTTGCCAGTTTCCACGCTTTCTTCTTCTACCGACGTGGTCATGCGACTTTGTGTTTTGATACTGGCCAAAATATCAGGCTTTCTGAAACTGTTAACGGAACTGGCTTCTTCTCCGGGATCAGTGATACGCATGGTTTCAATGTTGTAGTCCAGATCGATCTTTTGTCCTACCCCTGTTGAACTACGACTCTTCATACACTGGATTTGATACTTGCCACGCTCACGCATGGCTCTACTAGTAAAGATACCAAACACGTTGTCTGCTGTGTTGATCTTACTAATACCACCGCTGATATGGCTGTGATCAAATTCTATTTCTTCTACAGCCGATCTATTCAACTGACTTGCTGTCACAAACAACACATTGAGTTCTTTGGCCAAGTTACGCAGTTCCTCTGAAACATACTTGTCTTTGACAAACAGGTCATTGGGACTGACCTTGGCACTGACCGGCATCAACAAGTCCAAGTAATCAACCATGACAAAGTCCACTTTCAGTCCTGTCTGCACTTGCACTTCTTTGATGTAGCTGCGGATGTCATTGATGTTGCTCTGTGCCGGCAAGGCCTTGATACGATACTGTCCGGCTTTCTTACTAACCAACTTGACCTTGAGTTCAGTTTGATCTATGTCCTTGCGGATTTCTTTGGTGCTCATCCCGGCCAACATGGCATCAGTTCTCAGAGCACACAGTTCTTCACTGAGTTCTAGGCTCACATATACACCCGAAAGGCCCATCTGTAACCAGCTCAAGGCTATGTTCATCATGACCAAGCTCTTGCCTGAACCACTTCCACCAGCAAAAATGTTCAGCTCGCCTCGGCTGAATCCACCATACAAGATCCGGTCCATCTGTGGCCATCCAGTTGACACCTGGCCGCCTGAGTTGAAATATCGGTTGATACGCTCTCGGGGATCTGACCAGTAGTCTGTGCCCATGTCCTTGGTCAACGAAATCTGCACAGCATCTTTGATCAGTTTTTCCACAGGATCATATTCACCCTTTTCCAACAAGTCTGCTGACTTCAAGATCGCACGTTCCAGTTCCTGTCTGCGGGTGAAGCTTTCAAACTCGCTCATGAACCATTCAAAATGGCCTTCGTTGAGATCAGCTATGTGATTCAGTCGTATGCCCGTGGCAGCCGCGATCTGTTCTGCGGCTGGTAAGGTTTTATGCTCGTCGCTGTGCCGGGCAATAAACTCAGCCGCAGGTCGTAAACTACGATCAAAGTTTTCGGCGTTGTAGATGTTTTGAACGCGAACATAACTTTCTGCGTCCTGCAACATCATTTCTAAAAACAGTCGTTGGACTTCAAGTCCGTAATCTTTTAACAAGTTGTTTCTTCCTTAGTTCAATTTTTATTCGACTGGTTTCTCGGGCCTGCATGATAGTTATCAAAGTTGCGACCTTTCCCCAACGAATCACAGCATCGTTGACATCTTTAACATCCGCGGGCCATGCAGGTATGCTCACGCTCCATCCCAGTTCTATTGCCCGGTCCACCAACCGCATGCCTGCTTCGTCTTGGTCAGGAACCACTATGACTTCACGATCCAGGCTACGTAAGAGTCTGACTTGGGCATCGTTGATCTCGGCATGTAATACCGCCAGGCCTCCAATGCTGAGAGCATCAAACACACCCTCAACCACAATGGCATAGCGCCAGTCGGAATCTTGCAGGTCTGTGCCAAACACATAGCCGGGTTGTGTGTCATGTATGTACCGAGGCTGACGATTGTCCAACATTCTACTGCTGTAGCCTACTACACGATTGTCATAGGTAAAGGGCACTATGACCTGTGGCCTTGTCCAATGCACACTGTCATTCTTCAGCACAGTCATTACAGGATAGTCTTCGGGTACACCACGACTTCTCAAGTAATCCCAGTGTGGCGAGTGCTTGGTTGTGACCAGTTCTGCCGCCGGCGGCAAGTCGCGTTCTTCAAACTCTATACCTTGCAGTGTGCGGCTGGTACGCTCTCGATCTGTAAGAAGGCCTTCCATGTTGCGATGGCGCAGGCTTTCTAGATTGATGTGTTCTATTTCTTCGCTAGGGACCCCTAGCCATGACATGAGTTTACGTGCTTTGAATGAAAGATTACGACCTAAAATAAAGCTGGCAGTATAGCCGCAGTTGAAACAGTGGTAACTCCAGCTCGCGTCACTGGTTTTGATACCTCCACGACTGCGGCGATCTCGACTTTCGCCATTGTGTTCACAACAGGGTGCGTTGAAACTGATCCAACCCGAAGCACTGGGTTTTCTTCGTGCTGGCAAGTAGGAGATTACATCGATCATCCTTTGATTATACACGAATCGATGCAAAAAATCAAGCGTTGACTAATCAAATCGTGCCCGTTTTCATTTGGGTGTTGACGAGGTTTAAGGTACTGTGATCCTAGATCATCCAGCCAAGTTTTGAGATCGGTATCTGGATCAATCAAAGTGGGCGGAGTATAAGATTGAAGTTTAGATTCAGGAAAAATTTTAAACTGGATCAAATCTAAATTTCTTCTTGCGGCAATTCCATCAAATGACAGCACTGCCTGTTGAAAATTTAATTGATGTAGCTCTGGACAATCGGTCAATACTGTTTGTTGTTTTATAAGTTCTTGAAATTCAGATTCGCGAGGCCACGCACTGTGTACAAATTTATTCCAAGGCGGATCGTTGTCGTATCTAACATGTCTGGGATTGTAATAACTAAAACGATAACTGTTGGTCAACCCAACCAGTACCAAACAGGAAAGTGGATCGGGTTCATGATTGAGCCACCAAAGAAAAGTCCAAATGATACTTTGTAAACTACCTCCCGCTATACCAAAATTTTCTACTGGTACCGAATAGTGTTTTCCTAGTCTTCCAAGAAAACAATTGGATTCTCTATAAGGGTTATTGTGTATAAGAAAAGCATCTGCCAGCGGATATTTTTCTAGCAGTTCTGGGTCAAACAATTCGTCGCCCCACATCCATGAGTCGCCGAAGCCCACAATTTTTTTAAACTTCATTTATCTGTATAGCAAATCTACCACAAATCCCGTGGTTATCAACACAGCGGCGCCGAGATTGGCCGGATTGGCCGGAACCGGAACATTGGGGCCAACATTGGGCAACGGCCAGTAGCCGGCACCACCATTGGTGATCGTGATACCAGTGACCACTCCGGTGTCGTTGATGGTGGCCGTGGCACGAGCACCAGATCCGTTGCCCACTATGACGATCCTGGGTGGAGCCAGGTAGCCGCTGCCGCCGTTGGTTATATTGATCCCAGTGACCACTCCATCTGTGACCGTGGCCGTGGCCAGGGCCGGTGAGCTGGGCTGATCAGGCACACCAAATATGCTGTTGTTGAAACACAGTCTTAGCAAAGGGAACCAGCCCACTATGTTCATGTAGATGGTTCGTGTTTCATTGAGATATGTGGTGCTGGGTGTGACATTGTAGAATATGCTCTGATAGTTTTCTGCGGCCTGGGCCTTGATGGTACCGGTGTAGCCCACCAAGGTCATCTGTATGGTTGTGACTGCACTAGTG